TTTGTGCTCGTAACCCAGTCACAGAAACGCTGCCAGTTGTCAAATGGTTTTGTTAGTGTGGCTGTAGTCATTTATAAAGTTAAAAAATACCTGGAATGATTTGTCCAGTAGTTATGTATGCTCCGATGGCAGCAACGAAACCGATCATGGCTAGTTGACCATTAGTCCTTTCAGCTTGCTCCATCAAGAAGTTCTGTTCTTGTTCGTTCATTAGTCTTGGCTTTGTTTCTTTGCCAAAGATATTTTGTTTACCGTATTCGGTTGTAGTAGTCATGCAATTTAAAGATAGGTGAATGGCGAGGATGATCGGTCAGGTCGCCATGACTATCTATTTTTTCTTACCTGTATTACCTACATATTTTTTGTAGTCACTCTTTCTACTTTTCCAAGCGTCATGGAATTCTTTGTACATAGAACCCATACCCTTAGCAGTTTTGATTGCTTTTTTTATTGCCATAGTTAAAAGTTAATGTTGGATCGTTCTAATTTTTCTAATACTTCCTGACGATAGCCAGGATCAGAGTCATACTTTGGATCTTCCATGGCTCTTACCATTTCAGCCTGACTCTTAAAAGTGTCACCTTTTGGACTTGGTGGTTTACCTGTTACAAGTTTTCCATCAACTCCAGTAGCATCGTTATATCTAGCAACTAAGCTTTGAACAGCAAAGAAACAAGAAGCTGGATCACCACGATCAATAACATGATCAAACATTTGTATCTCACTTTCTGAGACATTACTACTAGCCCAATCCATGACCTTTTTATAGGAGTCACCTGGACCTGCTATAGCTTTTAGTTGATCTACTGTTTTTTCTGTTAGAGGTTTAGGTTCATTCTTTACAGCTTCATTTCTGAACTCCATATACATCTTGGCTAATTCACCAGGACGTTTCTCAGATAGTTCTTTTAATGTTTCTTTATCATAACCGCCTTCTCTTTGTTCCCAAAGTTTATCAAGGATGTTTTGATCTACTACTTCTTCTTCTTTAGTCTCCTCTGATTTCTCAGAAGTTTCCTCAGCTTTAGGTTCCTCTTTTTCAGGGGAACCAAGCTTTTTTTCTAGCTCAACATAAGCTTTCTCTAATTCTTGTGCATCTTTATATTTACCAGCAAGTAATGCTTCTTGCTGTTGCTCCATCTCCTCCCCAACTTGTAGGGATTCTTGTTCGCTTTCGTTTAAATTTCCTTCAGTGGTAACAGTATCTGTACCTGAATCATATGTAAGTGTTTCTGCCATAGGGTGTTATTCGGGTTGCATTTCTGCAGCTAGTGCAGGGTTTTTAGTTGGGTCAGCTAATGGTGATTTCAATGCTTGTACATCTAGTTGCTTGTTCTGCATATCCATCTGTGCTTGTTGTGCAGCTTGTCTTTCTTGTTGTATCTCTTGCATACTTCTAACTAGATTCAATACATCAATACCTTGTGCAGCTGCTAGACGTTTGATTACTTCCTCTTGGTTGATGAAAGTACCAATAGCCTCTGGACCCATAGACTGTGCAATGGTCATTAGGAATGCTTGCAAGCTTTCTCTATCTTGACCTCTACCTAATGCATTAATTCCAGCAACGATTGTAGGTTTAACTAAATCTTTAGGTACACGTGGTATCTTTCCTAACTTCTGAAAGACATTCATTTTTCTATTAAGGTATGGCACTAGGAACTCAACAGTAAGTAATGAGAATAAACCTCCTAACTGTTGTTCTAATTCCATTTGTGTCATCCTGACTTCCTCAGCTGTAGTTCTCTCAGAGTCTCTGACATTCATAATTAAGAATGCTTCAGATAATCTTCTCTCTAATTGAGTAGCTAATTCAAATGCAGTCTTAAAGTCTGCAGTCTTGCCAACCTGAACGACTCCAATGTCATCAGGTCTACCTTGAACAATGGCTCCGTTGCCAGCGTTTGCAAGGGTTTGTGGTTTCGTAGTTGAGGATGGTGAAATCGTGAATACAACCTTAGCTGCAGCCGCGCTCCCTTCTACTAGTGCTTGGGATAATGCCTCAAGTGATTTGAGATCCCCTAAAAATTCTTCTACTCTTCCACGTCCGTAGACCTCGCCGTCAACAGTGTTGAACCTCAATGGTATCCATGGAGTTACATCAACTGGTGCCTTGCCTTTGGAAGATTCAATTACATAATCATATACTTCTTGATGCCAAACAAATCTATTGTTCTCTCGTCTGACATGTGTATAGATATCACACTCCTCTTTGTCTGGGGATGTAGTTTCATCTACTACACTTTCCTCAGCCTTCTTCATTAAGATTTCAGGAGGGACATCATTCTCTATTAACTGGTGGTTAACTCTTTCTCTTGTGACGATTTCAATCACGTTGCCGTTGCCATCACGTTCGACAACATAGCGGTTAAGCGGGAACATTTTTAACCCTTCCTTACCCATGAAGATCAATACATTACCTGCGACAATCAAGTGCTTTAATGCTTGATGTACGACCACGCGGTCACTTGAGGCAGCGATTGATTCGAGTATGGTTCTCTCAATTTTTGCAAAGGAAAGATCAAGTTCAGACCTAGCTTCTGGAGGAAAGCCTCCTTGCTCTAAGACTGAATCATCTAATTGAAGTTTAAAGAAACTTGTCTGTGGAGGTAGTAGTGCAAGCATCAGCTTTGATGCAAGAGTCACAACTCCTTTTGCTCCGACGGACTGCCATGGTGTAGGCAGATTCTTAGCACCTCTATAGTTTTCTTCTTCTCCTCTGATTAATTGAGGTAGTGTTAATTTTGTAGCTTCTTGCGCTGTGTTTAAGAACTGGGAACGATCACTGGATAAAGCGTCATATCTAGTTTTAGCTGTCATTGTTATAAGTTAAGAGTTTGGATTCTCATTGCTCTATTCATTTGTCCTGTACCTTGAGCTGTCTGACCAGTTTTAAATGCTTTAGATCTTCTCATCTTGATACCGGCTGCACTGTCTCCAAGCATTCTGTAATTCATATTGCTGGAGATATTAGTCAAACGATCATTCAGGTTATCGGCTGTCATCTGTATTCTTTCCTGCAGACCAGCCTCTTGCTTTTGAAGCTTATTACCCCAGTCAGTTTGAAGCTCACCAATAGCTTGCCTTCGAGAGCTATAGACATCATTAAACTTTTCACTCTGCTGTTGAGAGAAATCAGTTAACCTACTATTGATATCAGTAGCAAGGTTAGCAAAGTTACTGTTTTGATTAGACATATTAAATTTCAACGAGTCTTCAAACAATGCTTGTTGAGTAGCCCAACTAAAGGGGGTACCGCCACCTCCACCGCCAGATGGTGATGAACTCGATGCCGAAGCTGCTGCTTGACGTCTACTCTCCTCAATTTGAGCATAAGATTGAGCTGCTCTAGAATAAGATGCAGCTGCTGCACTGTTCCCTGCAGCTTCATATCGTGCGGCAAGGTCAGAGTAATAAGCTGATGTCTGTGTATCTAAATCAGACTGTGCTTGGTCTACACCATCAGGAGCAAAATCATTTAATACATCATCTAGGGGATTTACATCTGTAGTGAATGTACTGTCGAGATCAGTAGCAGCTTGCATATAACCACTATCAATTAATTCTCTAACATCACCTTCATTTAATCCAGCAAACTGATTTGCCACTGCTGAAAGATCTCCACCAGCAGCATTGATTGCATCTTGTACAGCAGTAAGATCTGTAGTATGAATACTATCTTCAGCACCAGCTAGGCTTTCCTCAAAAGCTCGGACGGTTTCGCCAGTTACATCTTCTAAAGTACCAGGACCAGTAAACTCATTACCATCACTAGCATCTGCGACAATTTCACCAGGATAATCAGCCGCTACAGCATCCGCTGCAGCTTCAAGAGTTTCTTCAGGTGAGGCTGTAGCATCGGCTATCCTCTCATCAATATCCTCTCTAGCAGATACCGTTATTTGTTCTACCTCATCATCACCCATTGGTTCTACATCTAACGTAGGATCGTTATTAGAATAAGGATTGTCGTGAAGAGCTATGTTTGCTGCAATAGTATCCCAGTTACCCATACCAAATGTATTGTTAGGTAGAGGTCTATGACCGGAAGCATCTTCAGTTAAACCACCTTCACCAAACCAGTAATTACCTGCGGTGCCGATTGATTTGTTAGGTGTTCCACCTGCTTGTACACCGAAGTGATCATCATAAAGATCTTGCAGTGTTTCTCTTGCATCTTCATGCCTTGAACCACCTACTTGAAAGTGTGTTCCTATATCATCTTGTATTTTTTGAAAGTCATCACCACTTTCGACAAAGTGTTCAACACCTCCCTCATCTGCATCTATACGGAAGTCGTCATAGATTTCTTTAACCTTATTTGTACGATACTCATCACCACTTTTAATATTAGCGGCAATGGTATCTATAGATCCTTGACCAGGCTGTGTCCAATAATGTGTATCTTGATAACCTGCATCTCTACCAAGTAAATCTTGATAGAGTTGTCTTACCTCTGCAACTGTAGCCATATTATTCCTCTAGTTTATTTTTTAACCACTCCACAACAGAGCGTTGTCCTGCTTTGTACATAATTGCTCCGATATCTTCTTTAGGATGTGGGTTTACAGGTGGAAATTTTTCCTCCAATTCTTGAAGGATTGACTCAGGTGTTGGTCCAAGTATGGACTCAAGAGTATTGGGGTAGGTTGACATTGCTATGCTCGAAAAAGGCAGGCATTCTTGCTGACTTAGTTTCCGAAAGCTCAGGAGCTTTGCCGTTATACATAAGATTATCGCTAGAATCCAGCCAAAATTTTTTACTTAAATA